GTGAACGCGATGAAGTTCTCTCCCTCTTCTTGGTAGAAGGCAGGAAATTGGCTCTGAATTAACGGAGATATTCTTTTTTCGATGTTCTTCATTATTCTCTAATCTGTTCAATTGTGACGTCGACGTCATTTTCAAGAATATTTAGTATCACGTTCTGGGAAGAAGTGATATCCAGAGTACGAGGCTTGGCATAGATTTTCAGTGAAGTGCCCGTGTAGTTAGTAATATTAAAATTATTAATTCGAATGATGCCTGAGTCGTAGTCGACTGTTCCGATATTCAGAATAGTTCTATGCTGAGTTCCTGAAATTGCTACGATACGCATCGTGCCATCGCCGTCATCTTCAAGACGACAGTTAGAAATACCGTTGTAAGTGAAGGTCGAAGAACTCACAACGTGAATGTCTCCGAGAACGTGCTCAGCTCCTTTACCGGGAACGTCATTCTTCAATGGATTTTTAAAGTCTATTGTGACGTTTTGACCAGACGACACTACGCCTGAAGTAGCAATGGAAACAAGAGAACCAGAAGTTGCATTCGGTGTAGAAGTCACTGACGTACTCAGAACAGGAGTCAAGTATTTTACAAGCTCGATATTCGTTTCATTGCTGATAATGCTCGCTTCGGCAGAGTCAATGTCTCGAATAAATCTCGAATAGCGAAGTGTTCTACCGAAGTTGTTGAGATTAGTAGAAGCGTGGTTGAGAATCGAGTCGATAACAAACGTTCGAATATCTTCTGGATTTAAACCAGTCGTGTTGATATTGTATTTAATGTTAGTATTCACATATACGTAAGTGTAATCAGGAGACACAAAGAGCGGCTCAATAGCAACAGAAGAACGGGATCTTAAGAACCTCTTATACTCGTCTTCTTTAATCTTTGGTAGACCATCGACTTCTTGAAGATCGATCGACAAAAAGATTCTTCCGAATTGCGGAGGATTTGCATCTTCTCCACCATATGCAACTACCGCATTGATTTCAGGGAAGTTTGCTTTCAGCAAGTTCTCGTAGTCTTCTGAAGTCACAGCGCGTTCTTGTGTAGTGAATGCACGAGGAGCATTATACTTGATCGAGGTAAGATCTTCTGCAACAGCGCCGTCAGTAGCAGAAGTGATAGTTTCAATTACAACGTTCTGTTCGTTGTCAATTCGTGCAGTATTAATGAATCGAAACGCGCCGTTTGGAATTTCACCGTTACATGTACGATATTCGATAATGCATGCAGAATTGTTTTTTGGTTTTCTTCCGACTACACCGTCTCCAAAGACAACTTCATATGCATCTCCAATTCCCGGTTGTAAGAAGAAGACCTTTGAATTTCCGTCGTGACCAAAGAGTGAAGTCGCTCTCTTATAAGTCTGAACAGTCGTGCCGTTATCTTCAAAGACCGTCACGAGTAGGCTTTCAAGATCTACTCTCTTGTTGCTGATCTTATAGATCAACGGTCTATCATAGTTTATTGTATACGTATCGCTGAGATAGTTACCTTCGAATATTCGAATGGCTTCGCTTTCATACACAAAGTTACTTCCTGAAGGCGTTCTATTTGTGATAACATAGTTTTCGGTAGTACTAAAGTTATAAGTGAAATCATCGACACGAGAAGTAAATGATGTACCCTTTGGAATTACGATCGAACGCTTCGATGCATCTGTAGAAGTAATAATAAGTTTGACAGTAGCAGAAGCAGATCTGAAAGAACGAGGTAGGTAGTTTAATTCTTTGGCGTGTGAGATGACACTGTCACGCAACTTTGCAGAATCAAGAAACATCTCGTTGCTGATCATGTTTAGATAGAACGCGTTTTGATATGTGTTGTACGAAAGCACATCAAGAAGAACCGAAAGGTTACTTCCGTCGAAATCGTAATCCTTAAATCTGTCTTGAGATTTAAGAAATGTCTTCAACGAATCCTTATAGGAATCGAAGTCTAATTGTGTAAGGACTATGCTCGAATTTGCTGCCATTATCTTACTCTATAAAGGGTGAGTTGAAGTGTCTGCGGGTTTGCATTATTTATTATCTCATAATAGACTGATACTTCATAAGAATGTGCAAACTCGTTTGATATTACTAAGACGTCGACGATTCTAGCGCGAGGTTCATACTTAGTAATAGAATCCTTTACGGCATCTTTAATCAAATCTGCAGTCATCACAGAGATATCTTCGAATAAGAATCTTCGAAGGCCGCCGCCAAATTCTGGATTAAACAAGCGTTCTTTGGTGTTAGTCGACAAGATGTTTCTCATCGATCTTCTTACTGCTTGTTCGTCAGTATGAAGAGCAAGACGCTTGTTCTGAGGATGTATGTTAAAGTCATTGTAAAAGTCAGTGAACACAGGCTCTCGCTGCGTCGTCTTTCTTGTAGTGAGTGCGTCTATTCTGTCTGCCATATTACCCTGCTTTTATCTTATTTATGCTGGAATCAGTTCGCCGCCTGGTCCAATTGACGCTATTCGTGTCTCTGTAACGCTATAGTTTTCGATAGAAGCGTTAGGCACATCATCGTTTAGACCTTCCACTTGCCCAGTTACAGCAAAGTTTTGATAATCTTCGTTGCTTCCAATGGCATCGAGAGGCGGTCCAGCTGTTCGCGTAAAGGTATATTGTATCATGATTCCAGTAGCTTTATTCGTTTCGAGATATGAAACAAGCTTATCATTGCCATCATACACAAAGTAGTTCATTAACATCTCGTCGTCTTCATACTCAATGACATTACCATCATCAAGTGTTGTGACTCCAGGTTCTGGAACAGTAAAAGGCGGTGGAGCAGGAGGATTTAAATCTCCATAAGAAGCCACCTCAGGTGTCGGAGCATTGATATCCGTAAAGAAATATCCATTCTCTGAAATCATGTATTGATCTGTCATGCCGGTTTCGCCCATTGTGGAGATACTTCAGGATTCGGTTCTAATCCGTACTTCGTTCTTTTTACTTCGATGCAATTCGGAATCAATTTTAAGATTGCATCAGGAATTCCGAATATAGGTTTCAAAATGATATTTAATACCACACAGATTGATACCTTACCGCGGCAAATATCAATGATCAGCTTGATCGCCTTGATGATTTTCTTTACAATTGGAAACTGATTGAGAATCCAACCTGGAGCTTTCAGTATGATATCGTGTATCTTCGCCAACAAATCTCCTTGAAAGAATTTCTTGATCTTTTCCATGGTATCTTCGAATGCATCTTCAATTCGATGCCACAATTCTTCTTTCGAATGAATCGTTTCTTTCTTCTTACGCTGTTCTTTATCGAAACCAATTAGATTGCCGAGTGTTCCAAATAATGGGATCGGCAGATTCAAGACAAAGTCTATCAGTTCATTCAGTAACTTTTCGCCGAGATCTTCGAAAGCCTTTCCAGACAAGACGTCTTCTTTGGACTTTTTAATTTGTTTCTTAAACTCTTCGTACTGAAGTTTTAACTGCTCTTTGATCGGCTTCGTAGGATCGATGAATAAGCCGAGTCTTTTAATGATAGGACCGATAATAGGAATCTTAGTCAGTAAACCGATCATGGCATTAATACATGCTGCAATGAAATCGCTCAGCAGTTCTTTCATCCAGCGCAATGCTTTCTGCCAGAATTCTTCTGCTTCGTGTTCAGGGCTCTTGATGCCTAAAGTGCCGTCATATTTCCCATCTCCAAAGAACTTACGAATCGATTCGATGTCTTCTGCCATAGCAGCCTTGATCTTGACTTTACCTTCCTTTGTAAAGAAGTCTTTGATCACAGGTTGATAACGGACAGGATTACCGTTTTCATCGATAAGTGTAACAGCAGTAATGAATGGAATCGGAGTAGTAAGTGGATTCGGAATACCGAGAATACTAATAATCTTAAGTAGAGCTTCGACGATCTTCTTCTGAAACCATACGTCGATCTCTTTCATGAACTCACGAACTTTGTACTTCATCTCCTGTTCTTTAGACTTGATCTTCTTAAAGACGTCTGTCATTAAAATGCCAGTGATATCATCGACCAGCTTTTCGATGTCGCGAATAGCCTGAATCAGTTCTTTGCCGCATTCGTCTTGAATAAACTTCGCTTGCAGCTTCAGTTGACTAATAATCTTTGAGATGCCTACGAAGTAATCTTCTAGCTGACGAAAAGATATCTTTCCGCTTGCGCTGCATTCTAAACCCGGTACTTCTGGAACATAAACTACCGCTCTCATGCATTAATCCCAACAATTGCAGCCTGAATATCCACTGCACCAGATTTGGATGTTACCGAGACCGTACCATTATTTGCAAAAATCCCTACGTTACCTTGATTGGCATAGATGTCAACATCTGACTGTGCAGAGATGGTGATTTTACCTTGATTCGAAGTGATCTCGATATCTTTGCCGCCATCTTCGTCGCCTTGATTGAAGATAGAAATATTGCCGAACGCTAGCTGAATATGATCTTTTACAGACTTTGTGACGATAGTACCATCTGGTAAGATCTCGATATAAGATCCTGACTTGTGAAAGATTTGCACACGTTCTGATCCTGGAGTATCATCAAATTCTAAGATGTGACCGCTGCGAGTAGTCATCGTATTATTAAATGGATATCTCGCTTTATATTTTGAAGCGGGTTCAATCACAACATCGCCTTGACCTTGAATACGATTACGTGTTTTCAGTTCTGGTTCGCCCTGTCCTCGAGCATAAGATGATACACTATGATTATCTTCTGGAGCATAGTTTAATACTCCAAGAATATATGCCGACGGTTGATCAGGAAGTCTCATACACATGACTCGAGATCCCTTTAAGAGACCGGTCGGGCTCAATCCGATTCCAGAAACGCCTGCACTTGTATTCGGCATCATGATATAAGCTGGCAAAAGATCTTCAGAATTTACTTGATTAGAGTGACCTAAGATTTCTCTGACTAATACTCTACCAGTTTGCGGCTCATCAGCTTCTAATCCGAGATCTGAAGTCGGATCTTCTGCTACGATACCTTCAAAAAATTTTGGAACTTGCATCTATCATCCTCTAAACTGTGTGTGTTTGTGGTACGCCACCGATACCGTCTTTCACGAGTTCTAATCCTTGTGCATATTCTGCTTTTTCATTGAAGGTCAGCATATGTCGGCATTTAGTTACCATGTAATTACCTGTCGTAATCGCGCTATCTTCATTAATAGGATTTTTTTCACCCTTTGTAAGACCAGTCGCTTCAGGCAGTTGACATTTAATCACATCTCCAGCAGTAATAGCCGAATCTCCATAAATTGTAATTTGCATAATTACAGTTAAAAAGTGAGCCATGTAATAAGGCATATGATTAAATTTTTCTGCTCTCTCTATATTTGAAATGCTTGGATCGAAAGTAATTTCTTTTACTTGTCCTTCATTTCCATCTTTCGCCTTTTCGACTTGGGCTTTAAGAGTAGTCGATGCAGATCCTTTATTTAGAGTTTCAAATTCCAAATTTCTTGGATCAACCTGAAAATCTGTAGTTTCTCCGGTGACCTTATTAAACTGTTTAACCTTACCAGCACCAGCGCCAATGAGTTTTGCTATTCCTTCATTGCCTTTTTGAATAAGCTTAGTGGTTAAAATATTTCTCCACTTTGAACCAGTCACATCTAAATTGGTTAGAGTAGATTGCAAGAAGCACTTGTCACCAATATTCTCTTTGCCTTCTTTGATTAACAGTTCCATGCTCTTAAAAACATAGCCGTGTTTATTTTCAAAGAAGTAAAATGCGTGGCCTTTAAATTCTTGAGACATTGCATATTCGAGTCTAATTTCGTCGATACATTCGAAGGGAGTCTTTACGGTAAAATTGAATGCATGTAGCCCACGAGTTTTTTCGGCGAACAATGGTTTTTGAGATCCAAGAATATCGAGATAAGCTTTTACCATCTTCTCGCATTCTATCTTCTTTCTGACAAGCGGAGCGTTTTTAATATCAGTAGATTTGTAAGCTTCGTATGTAACACACTCGACTTTATAAATTAAAGCTTTATCATCAGGAGATTGAACACGAACTGGTTCTCCAACAATATAAAATTCATATCGAATAGCCGATTTTGGATTGTCTTCATCAGTTGTAAAATCAATGACAATTTTCTTATTCGTAAAAATAAGTAACTCGCCTGCACCTTTCGCATCATAGAATTCAAATTCTGCACGAACACTCGGCTCTAAAACAGATTCATATATGTTTGCTTGTACACAGAGAGGAGCCAGATCTTCAGCCTTACCACAGTCAACTGTTTTAGCTGTGGCATCAATCAATACAAATTCATTCAGTTTAAACTGACCGTCTCTCATAGAAGTCATATTATGTGCTCAACTGTTGTATAAATTGTTTTTCTGTTTCAGCAAGATAAGAAGACTTTAGTACAAATATGTTTCTCTTGAGTTCGTTTGTTTCTTGCTCATCAGCATATGCATTGACTGCATACCAGTATTCTGATTCAGCCTCAGGAATATTTTGCTTTATCAGCGTGATTGCTTGTATGCCTTCTGCTACATTGACTGTAAACGTACCGCTTACATGTTTTACAGTCAAGCTATTATTTTCGAGATCAATATAGTCGACGGTAGCATATGCTCCAGTGCTCGTTTGTGTTACTCTATCTCCAACTTCGAATCCCGATGGAGCGACAGTCAAAGACAATGATAATACTTTATTCGTAGATACCATCCACTCTTCTTTGAGTCTTTCGTAGCCGATTACTGCTCCAGTATTTGTAAGCTTTGGCTTCCAATACTTTCGAGCGTTGGCAGTTTCATTTGCAACAAGAGAATCATACTGCTGAACCGTAATAGTTCTTTCGTCTTCGTGCCAGTTTAACCGATAGAAAAGAGTAATCGATCGAGCATTCGAGTTGGATCCATATTTTGTTTCAACGTAACTCTTAAAATCTTCTGCAGACTTATAATAGTCATAGTAAGGATCGACGATGTTATTCGTAAGATAGATCATCCAATCAAACTTAGAAGATCCGTAATAGTTATAAGACAAAAGATCTGGCCTCTCGAATCCTTCTTCAAGAGTAAACTGAAAGGTAGAGTAGATGTCTTTCTTCGTTTTGTCAGTAAAGTCAACACGCGCCAAGATGTTCTTGGCAATATTACCGTCATAGTCTACGACTGGAAATCTATCAAAATATCTTGCCATCTTTAACCCCCTCTTTGTTCTTTAGGTGAGATAAATTTATTGATGGTTTCTCCGGTGTCATTTAAAAACGTTCGAAGTTCATTGTTTTGTTGGCCGGTTATATTATCAATACCTTTTTGTAATCCATCTAATATAGCTTCACTTGTATTGCTAAGATTATCTCCACCTTCTCTGCCATAGTCACGAGATGTTTGAATTTGAGTTTCAAGCATACTGATTGAACATTCGATAAATGCAGGATGACTCGTACCTTCGAAGAATGCAGGAATCCCTTGCGGAGAGTAGTTCAGTTCAATTGATTCAATTAAACATGGCTGAAATTTGATTAACTGTGCAGAGTCATTAATTTTTATTTCTGGCTGGCATAAGAATGGATAAGCGAGAGCCGCAGTACCTAA